ACGAAGCATCTGATGAAGAAGTTGACGAAGCTACTGACGAAGAAGTAGACGAAGCTGTAACACCAAAATCAGACAGAGAACAAATGCGTGAGTACGTTGACAAAGTAGCAAGCGGACACGGCGCAGAAAAGAAAAGCACAGGCGATAATGGAGACAGCGGAAAGTCACCAGTAGCAAGTGCAAATAACATGGGTGGTACTTCAGCTAACATCGTAAAAGGTGGAGAAGCAGGAAGTGGCGACCATGCTGGTCTAGGCGAACTGAACGCAAAAGACCAAGACGGCGGAAACATCAATGTACCAGGCGGTAAAGCGTCTAAAGCTGGTAAATCAGAACCAGGTCACGGTGCAGAGAAAAAAGGGAAGCCAGAACAAGCCGATAAGGGTGCAGGTTCACCACTAAACGGCGCTCCTAAAAGAGCAAAATAAGGAAACTGAATGCAAAACTTTCTAAGAGAGCATCTGACATTTGACCAAGCTAACATGGTCGTTGAGTCTGCTGAAAATTCCAATGGAGGAAAAGACTTATACCTAAAAGGTATTTGTATACAAGGCGGGGTGCGTAATGCTAACCAACGTGTATATCCTGTAGAAGAAATTGGCAGGGCTGTCAAAACTCTTAATGACCAAATCCAGGGAGGATATAGTGTTCTTGGAGAAGTAGATCATCCAGAAGGCCTTAACATTAACTTAGACCGTGTATCACACATGATTACAGAAACGTGGATGGACGGACCTAATGGTTATGGTAAATTAAAAGTATTACCAACCCCAATGGGGCAACTAGTGCAAACAATGCTGGAAAGCGGAGTTAAGCTAGGTGTCTCATCTAGGGGATCTGGTAACGTATCAGAAGACGGAAGCGGCAACGTTTCCGACTTTGAAATTATAACAGTGGACGTAGTTGCACAACCTAGTGCTCCTGGAGCGTACCCAACGCCAATATACGAACACTTGATGAACACCCGCGGAGGGTACCAGGCATACGAACTAGCACAGGCAACTAAAGAAGACGCAAAGGCACAAAAATATTTAAAAGAGAGCTTATTAGGAATAATAAGCGGGCTCCGATAACTGAGGAGAATATAATATGTTGGAAGCATTAAAATCACTCTTCGAGAGCAGCGCACTTTCAGAAGAAGTAAAAGCAGAAATACAAACAGCTTGGGACACGAAGATCACTGAGAATCGTCAACAAGTTACCGCTGAACTTCGTGAAGAATTTGCAAAGAAATACGAACACGACAAGTCAACAATGGTTGAAGCCATTGATAGCATGTTATCTGAAAGACTAGCAGAAGAAATTGCTGAATTTTCAGAAGATCGTAAACAACTTGCAGAAGCTAAAGCAAAATACGCCATAGCAATGCGTGAAAACGCAGGACTAATGAAAGATTTTGTTTTGAATCAACTTTCAAAAGAAGTTGGTGAACTACACGAAGACAAGAAAGCAATGGCATCTAAGTATGCACAGCTTGAGGAATTTGTAGTAGAAGCTCTTTCATCTGAGATTGCAGAGTTCTATGAAGATAAGAAAGATTTAGCAGAAACAAAAGTACGTTTAGTACGTGAAGCTAAAGAACACTTCAAGAAAGTTAAAACTGACTTTGTTGAAAGAAGTGCTACGGCAGTATCAGAAACTGTTGATAAAGTTCTCAAAGGAGAAATTAGTCAACTTAAAGAAGATATTGAAGAAGCACGAAGAAACGATTTTGGTCGCAAAATATTTGAATCATTCAGCAATGAATATGCAAATAGCTACCTAAACGAAAAAAGCGAAAGTGCTAAGTTACTTAAAGTTATTGATGTTAAAGATCAGCAACTTAAAGAAGCAAAGGCATTTGCTATTAAAGCTAAAGAACTTGCAGAATCACAGGCAACTGAGAAGAAGCAATTAGTTGAAGCAGCAAACCGCGAAAAGATCATGCGCGATCTAATTGCTCCATTGAGCAGAGATCAGCAAGAGATTATGACAGACTTACTGGAAAGTGTACAAACCACTAGATTACAAAAATCGTTTGATAAGTACCTACCATCAGTTATTGATGGCCAGACTCCAGCAAAGCGTAAGGCAATATTATCAGAAGGCACAGAAGTAACAGGCAACAGAGAAAAAACAACGACACATGTCAAAGCAGACGAATCAAATGTACTTGATATACGCCGTCTTGCTGGATTAAATTAAGGAGAAAATGATGTCAGAACTATTAGAAAGTCGCTGGACAGAAACCAAAGATGCTCTTCTTGAAGGCCTAGACGGTAACAAGAAAAGCGTAATGGCTGCCACACTAGAAAACACTCGCAAGTATTTGTCTGAGAGTGCAACTGCTGGAGCAACAAGTGCAGGTAACGTAGCAACACTTAACCGTGTTATCCTACCAGTTATCAGACGTGTTATGCCAACTGTTATTGCTAACGAGCTAGTTGGTGTACAACCAATGACTGGCCCAGTTGGTCAAATTCACACGTTACGTGTACGTTACGCAGAAGGCTTTAATAGCACAAACGGAACAGACACAACAGCTGGTGAAGAGGCGTTAAGCCCATTCAAGATTGCTGAAGGCTATTCAGGCGCAGCGGACGATAAAGCAGCTACTACAGCAGCTTTAGAAGGCCAAGCTGGACGTAAGTTAAGCATTCAAATCTTGAAGCAAACTGTAGAAGCGAAGTCAAGAAAGCTATCAGCTAGATGGACTTTTGAAGCTGCACAGGATGCACAATCAATGCACGGTATTGACGTTGAAGCAGAAATTATGGCTGCTTTAGCACAAGAAATTACCGCTGAGATTGATCAAGAAGTTTTAGCAAGCCTATCTAGCCTAGCTGGTAATGCTGCTGAAACATATGACCAAGCTGCTGTATCAGGTACAGCTACATTTGTTGGTGACGAACATGCTGCGTTAGCTGTTCAGATCAACCGTGTTGCTAACTTGATTGCACAGCGTACACGTAGAGGCGCAGGTAACTACGCCGTAGTTAGCCCATTTGCGTTAACAATTCTACAAAGTGCGACAACTTCAGCGTTCGCAAGAACAACTGAAGGTACATTCGAAGCACCAACTAACACTAAGATGGTTGGTACATTGAATAACGCAATGAAAGTGTACGTTAACACTTACTCAGCAGATGGTGCTGATGTACTTGTTGGTTACAAAGGTGCAAGCGAATCAGACGCACCAGCGTTCTATTGCCCATACATTCCATTGATGTCAAGTGGTGTTGTATTAGATCCATCAACATTCGAACCTACCGTATCATTTATGACACGTTATGGTTATGTTGAATTGTCTAACACAGCTTCATCGCTTGGTAACGCAGCTGATTACTTAGGTAAAGTTGCAATTACTAATGGTAATGTTAGCTTTAGCTAAGTTTTTATAAACTGAGAAAATAGGACCTTCGGGTCCTATTTTTTTGACTTAAAGTCCTTTACTGGTTTAGATTGATAAATACTATTGTCAAATAGTGTGCCGCAAGGCGGACTTATGCTGTACCCACAGCGTAGCTCATAGAACGGGCATAGGACTACTTTTTATAGGAGAAAAAAAATGGGAAGACCAATTAATAAAAGATTCTTTGGACCAGCTACAGCAGGTGGTAATGAAATCAAAGTAGACTTTCATAACGGCACAGCAGTTAAAGAAGGTTATATCGTAAAGCAAAAAGCATCAAAGAAATTTGTATGTGAAGAAATCGGTACAGGCGGAGAATTTACTTGTACACTAACAACTGGTAAACTACCAGCGGCATTAGCGGCAGGCGAAATGGCTATTAGTGTAAAAGGTGATGACGGTGAAACTTACGGAGTTAGTAAAATTACAGGACGTAAAGCAACTATCATTGCTCATAGTGCCACAGGTGCTAACGCATTAAACGGACAGTCAATTGCTTGGAACTTTAGCACATCTACTACAGATGGCGCAGCACAAGTTGAAGAAGCAGGTGACGATAATACACTTATCGGAACAGACGACGACGACTTCACAGAAGACGCATAAGGAATAACTTATGGACAAGTATTTAAGAGTAGCTGACGGCAACTACAGAGTAGCTGTTAAAAGCGGTGGTAGAATTACACTTGACACAGGAACGGAAGTTGGCGATGTTTACATTACCGGTAACTTAACTGTTGAAGGGACGCAAACTACTCTTGATACTGTTAACACAACAGTTGAAGACAATATAATTGTACTAAACAAAGGCGAAACCGGGAACGGCATCACTAGAGATGGCGCTTCCGGTCTTCGTGTTGACAGAGGTACAATAGAAGACGGCCAATGGCTGTTTGTTGAAAGTGTAAACTGGACAGATACACAAAACAGTGGTACTACAGACTTGGGTGCATGGAGTGTAAGATCTCCAAGCGGTAGAGTTGGAGGTATTGAAACTGTTAGTATTGTTACTCCGGGCGTTGATTTAAATTTATTAGGTCAATATAATTTATCAGGCAATGTAACACCTAACCCTGGTATGTTAACTGTTAAAGGAACATTTGGTTACGAAACACGAGTAACTGACGATGATCATATTCCAAACAAAAAATATGTTGATGATACTGTAACAAACTTCTTTGGTACAGTTGTTCCAAACAGAGTTCAAGTAGGTAACACTAGAGTACAAGTGTATGATGATAGTGTTGCAGGTCCAAGTAGAATTGAAGTAGGAATTGACGGAAACTTAATACAAGATATTCGTCCTACATACTCGGATCAATACGGAATTAGAATAGAACAAACTGTATATGGTACAGAAATAAAAACACTTGGCACAAGTCAAGAAGATTTAATTTTAAGTGCAACAGGAACAGGACATGTTGTTGTTGACGATAATTTAAGATTAGGATATACACCGCATGAAGGCGTTGACGGTGTAACAGATCCTGCAGAACCAGACGATGGGATACTACTATATGCTAAGCCGGCACAAGCGGCGGGCACAGGAATGTATTTCGTTAATGCTGAAAGTCAACGTGATGAAATAATAAGTAAAAATAGAGCACTAGTTTTTAGTATGCTTTTTTAAGGAAACAATATGGCAATAGTAAACCAAGCAATAATTGATCAAGGTGGTGGCGATTACAGACACATTATGTTAACTGTGCCAGCAAATAAATCATATGCTATTACAAACATTTTAATATGCAATACGTATGACCCAAGTGCGTCTACTCCTGAAAATGAAACTTGCGAATTTGATTTGCATTTTGTTCCAGCTGCTGGATCATACAGTGATACAGTTACTTCAGTAGTAAGAAGACTGTCATTACCGGCAGGTGAAACATTCACATTAGACACAGAAAAAATAGTTTTAGATGCAGGCGACAGTGTTCAAGTAAATGGATCTGCACCAGCAAGTGGTACAGGTAGATTAGCTTGTACAGTGAGTTATTTGGATATTACATAATGAGATTACTCAAGGCACAAAATACAAATAGAAGAACTATCTATGGTAGAGGCGTACAATTTGATATAGATGATCAAGTGTATATGGAATCTACTAACAGTATACGTGTGCCTAAAGGTACAACAGCTGAACGCCCTGCTAATCCTGAAAATGGACACTTTAGATATAATACAACAGATGATAGATTTGAAGTATACGAAGCTGGTGTATGGGCAGGCGTTAGAGGAGCAACACCTGTGCTTGTTGGAATTACACAACAAGGTTTAGGCAATGGCGATGCAACTGAAACTGTATTTGGTCCATTAGCAAGCGGAGATCCTGAATTTCCTGTTCCAGTAGCCGCAGAGAATGTTTTAGTATTTGTTGAAAACGTATTTCAAATATCAACTACAAACTATACACTAGAACAAAGTGTAAGCGGTAACTTAACCGGCCCCGGCACACCATATGCCGATGGTTGGTATCTTAAATTTACTTCCCCAGTAGACTTGGGCAAACCAGTAACAGTCCTACATAACTTCGATAAGTAATTCTAATAAATACTGTGTCAAGGAGAATATTGAGTGGCACAAGTAGGTAGAATATCCGGTCCGTTATTAGAAGCAAACTTGTTAAGACAAGGCATTGCCAACGGAACTCAGGCCAATTTAAGTTTTAAAAATACAAATAGCGATCCAACACTTTTAAAAATTGATGTAGCTAACAATAGAATCGGTATTGCTGGTGTTGAATCTCCTGCAAATCGAGTTGAAGTGTTAGGAACTGTGAAAGCTGATGATGCACTTAGTACAACAGCTTTTCTTGGTAATCTTGAATTAACCACAAACAATATTAATACAGACAGCGGTGATATCTATTTAGATGCTGGAGAACATATACAAGTTACCAATCTTGAAACTGAACAATTTTATATTACTGACAACTATATTTCAACTAAAGACACAAACACTGATATTGATTTAAAATTTAATGGTACTGGTGAATTAGAAGTAAAATCTAATTTAGAAGTTTTTGGTAACTTAAACGCTGGCGGGAATATAACACTTGA